GCCTGACGCGCACCCCCGGAGGTATCGGCACCCCTTGCCGAGGCGGTGCCTAGCGGTGGGCGCTCGAGGACCGAAGCCGTCGCTCCAGACGACCGACGGGAAGCGGCGCCGATCCGAAGTCGCCGTGATCGGCGGCCTCGTCGACGTGCAGCCGCCCGACCATCTGCCGAGCTACGTGCAGGAGGTGTGGCGCGAGCTTGTCGAGCCGCTGGCTGGCGCCGCGATCCTCGACCGCGTCGACGCGCCCGCGCTTGAGGCGATGAGTCGAGCTGTCGCCCGATGGCGAATGGCCGAGGCCGAGGTCGACGCCGAGGGGATGTTCTGGGTCCTGCCGACCGGCCACAAACAGGCGCACCCAGGTATCGCCATTGCGCAGAAGGCTCAGGCCGAGTACCGCTCGTGGTGCGCGAGGTTCGGATTGACGCCGAGCGACCGTGTCGGCCTGGGGATGGCGGTGATCCGCGGGAAGAGTTTGGCGCAGGATCTCGCCGACAAGATCGGGCCGAGCCCGCGAGTGTCGGTGTGAACACGCAGGGCCGACACGTGGCCGCATTCGCGGAGGCGTACTGTCGCCACACGAAGGGCCGATGGGCGGGGCAGCCGGTCGTCTTTGAGCCGTGGCAGCAGGAGTTCATCGACGCCGCCTTCGAGCTTGACGAGCATGGCCGGCGGAAGGTGACGACGGCACTCCTCGGCGTACCGCGGAAGAATGGCAAGTCGGTCCTGGCTGCGACGCTTGCGCTCTACATGGCCGGCGCCGATGGCGAGCCTGGTGCCGAGGTGGTGCTGGCGGCGGGGTCGCGTGACCAGGCGGCGATGGTGTTCGACCAGGCGCGCGCGTTTGTCGACACGAATCCCGAGCTCGGCGCGTACTTTGACGCGCAGCGCTTCGTCATCAACGGGCCCAACGCGAGCGTCATCAAGCGGATCGCCGCGGACGGGCGTCTTGCGCATGGCCTCAATAGCTCGACCGTCATCGTCGACGAGGCGCACAGCTTGACGACGCCGCGGCAGGAGGAGATGTGGAACGCGCTGACGACGGGCTCGGGCGCCCGCGATCAGCCGCTCATCCTCGCGATCACGACGGCCGGCTACGACAAGAACACCGTCCTCGGGCGCCTCTACGACGAGGGCCTGCGCCTCGACGAGGTCGTGCGCCGGCCCGGTTTGACGATTGCGCGCGACACCGAGAGCGGATTCCTCATGTGGTGGTACGGCCTCGAGGAGGACGCGGACCCGACGGACGAGGCCGCGTGGATGACGTGCAACCCGGCATCGTGGATCACGCCCGAGGTCCTGCGGACTCAATGGGAGTCGCCGACGGTCGACGAGCTGGCGTTCCGTCGGCTGCACTTGAATCAATGGACGAAGACGCGCGACTCGTGGCTTCCGGCTGGTCTTTGGGATTCGCTGCGCAGCGACGAGGAGATCCCCGACGGCGCCGACGTGATCGTCGCCGTCGACGTCGGCCTCGTCCACGACTCCACGGCCGTCGCGGTTGCGCACCGCCTCGAGGACGGGCGGATCGTCGTGCGGGCGAAGGTGTGGGCCGCGCGTGACGATGCCGTCGCGCACGTGATCCTGCCCGGCGGCCGCGTCGACCTCGAGGTCATCGAGACGCACATCGAGGCGCTCGCCGATCGGTACCAGGTCCGCGAGATCGTCTACGACCCGCGCTTCTTCGAGCGCTCCGCGCAGACGCTCTCGGCGAGTGGCCTGACGACCGCTCCCGTCGACCAGTCCAGTCGTCGGATGTTGGAGGCGTATGCCGACTTTTATCTGGCCTGCCAAGACGGTCGCGTCACGCATGACGGCGACCAGGTCCTTGGCCGTCACGTCGAGTCCGTGATCGGCGTGATGACGGAGAAGGGGTGGAAGATCAGCCGCCTCCGCTTGCAACGCATTGACGCTGCGGTGGCTGCGGCTATGGCGGTGTGGCGTGCCGGCCTGGACGTCACGACCGATTACGTCCTCAGCTGGGATGAGGTTGACGCGTGACGCGCGTGGTTCTCTGTGGCGCTGGCCGCTTCGGGATGATTTACCTGCGGCGCGTCCTGGAGCATCCTAGCCTTGAGCTGGTTGGCGTCGTTGAGCTCGGCGAGCGACACGAGGCCGTCAGAGAGGCTGGCGTGCGTCCGTTCGACACGCTTTCGGAGGCGATTGACGTGACGCACCCGACGCTGGTGATCGTCGCGACGCCGCCCGAGAAGCACGCCGTCTTAGGCGTCTACGCGCTCAATCGTTTCTGTCATGTCTTTATGGCGAAGCCTGGCGCGCTCGGCATCGACCAGGCGGAACGCCTTGTGGCGACGGCCTACCAGCGGCACCGTACGCTCACGGTCGACTACACGCCGACGGAGTCGCCGGCGTGGAAGCGGATATGTGACGCGTGCGCCGCGTCGAAGCTGGTGACTGTGCGGATGACGCGCCGCGCCCGCGACCGCTATCAGGACTGCGGCGCGCTCTGGGACCTGGCACCCCATGACGTCGCGTTGGCGTTGAGTTTGCAGCCCGACGACGAGGTAACCGGAGTGTCGGCGCGCGGCTGGTGGGCGCCAACGAATGACGAGCCCGTCGGCGCGTATCTCGTCCTCGAGCACGCGTCGGGCCGGTCGACCCGGATTGAGGTGGAGTGGACGGCTGCTCAGGCCGAGCGTCGCGTCGAGATCATGGCCGCGAGCGGGCACCTCGTCTGGGACCAACTCACCGAGCCCATCGCCAAGCCCGACAACGTCACACGCTGCATCGACCGCGCTCTTCGCAACATCCGCAGCGGCGAGGACGACACGAGTCGGTTCCTTGAGGTGACGCGCATTCTCGATTCGGCCGAGGCGTCGATGTACGCCGACTACACGTGGCCCGGAGCCGTGGCCGCCTAACGAGGAGGAGACAAGATGGTTCACGACACCGTCGTGATCGAAGAAGCGATGGGACGCGTCCAGATCGCGCCCAGCGCCGTCGTCGCGCCGTACGCGGTCATTGCCGGCCCGTGCGTGATTGGTCCTGACGCGTACGTGGGCGCGCACGCCGTGATCGGCGCAGCGGCCCAGCATCACGGCACGTGGCCGGCGCCCTTGTCGGGCGAGGAGCGCGCGGCGGGCGTGGTGATTGAGCAGGGCGCGTGCGTGCGCGAGTACGTGACCGTCCACCAGGGCGTCCTCGGAGAGACGGTGGTGGGAGCGCATTCGCTGGTCATGGCGTACTCGCACGTCTCGCACGACTCGCGGCTTGGCGAGCACGTGACGCTGGCGACCGGCACGACGCTCGGCGGTTTCACCAGCATCGGCTCTTATGCGACGTTCGGGCAGAGCGTGGTGACGCACCCGTGGGCGCTGATCGGTGGCGGCAGCATGATCGGCCTGAACTCCAGCGTCATCCGTGATGTTGACCCGTTCGACAAGGTGGCCGGCTGCCCCGCCAAGAGCATCGGCACTAATCGCGACCGCTTCACCGACAAGCTCGTCACGCAACGCATCGTCGACGAGTACGCCCGCTTGGCGCGTGACCGCGCAGATGCGCGTGCCGCGTTTTACCTCCTCGCCGATCACACGGATGCCGCATGAAAATCCACGCCCTTATGAGTTGGTACAACGAGTCGCCGACGTTCCTGGCGTCGGCCGTCGCGTCAATCGCGCCGCACGTCGACCACGTCGTCGCCGTTGACGGCGCGTACGCGCTGTTCCCGGACGCGCAGCCGCGCAGCGACCGCCTCGAGGCCGAGACGATCCAAGCGATCTGCGACGGCGCCGGAATCTCCTGCACCATCCACCGCCCGGCCGAGACGTGGCGCGGCAACGAGGTCGAGAAGCGCAATCAGCTCTTCAAGATCGCCAGCGCGTTCTCCGAACCGTTCGTCGACTGGTACTGGATTCTCGACGCGGACTGCATCGTCACCGAGACGCCATCAAATCTTCGCGGCAAGCTCAAGGCCGCAGAGGAGTGGAGCGTCGACGTCGCCCTGTGGGAGCGCCGCGACCACATCGGCGACTACCCGGACGTTGCCCGCGCGATGCCGTTGCCGACGCATAGCGCAGTACCAAACACGTGTCTTTTCCGGGTGTTGAAGGACATGCAGGTCGTCGGGACGCACTACGTGTACGGCGGGTTCCGCCCGGATGGCGAGTGGGTCTATGCGTGGGCGCCGCACATGATGAATCCGCAGCCGGTACTGAAAATGCCAGAAATCCGCGTAGAGCATCGGTCAATATACAGAGACAAGTACCGGCGAGACTTGAGCCAGACGTACTACAAAACACGCGACCAACTTGGTATCGAGCGCGTATTGCCAAGAAACGCAAATGGGGAGCTGGGCACCATCAAGGTAGAGCGCTCGTGATGTGGTGGAAAAAGAAGCGCCTGGTCCGCGTCCACCTGTGCGGTGACGAACCGAGCATCGAGGGCGTATTCGTGGGCCGCACGGACGGTCACTACCGCCTCGAGCAGGCCAGCGTGATCGAATCCGCCGAGCGTTCGCACGCGCTCGAGGGGTGGGTGCTGGTGCCCGCGCGGAAGGTCGCGTTCGTGCAGGTCCTCGTCGAAGGCCGCGCGTCGTGATCCTCAAGACGATCCGCGGCGGACAGGCCGAGCTGCGCATGGCCGAGTACGGCTCGAGCGCGATTCCGGTGCCGAGCGCCAACTTCTATGCATACACGGGTCGCAATGTCACGACTGAAGCCGCGTATGGGATGCCGGCCGTGTCGGCAGCGATTCGTGTCGTGTCGGAAACCATCGCGAGTCTGCCGATGCTGGTGTACCGCGACAAGGAGCGCGCCGCCGACTCGTGGCAGTACCAGCTGCTCCGCAACCGGCCGAACGCTGAGCAAGACCCGTTCCAGTTCTTCTGCGACATCAACGTCAGCATCGAAGCGTCGGGTAACGCGTTCATCCAGAAGACGAAGCTCCGCGGCCGCGTCGTCGAGCTGCACGTCATCAATCCCGACATGGTCCGCGTCCGCCGCGACCGCGAGACGCATGAGAAGCGCTTCGACATCATCGTCGACCAGCAGCAGATCCGCGACCTCACCAGCGCCGACATCCTGCACATCCGCGGATGGGGCCCGCCCGGCAGCCTCGTCGGCTTCTCGCCGATTAGCCTGCACCGCAACGTACTCGGCAACGCGCTCGCCCTGCACGAGTGGACCGGCCGGTACTGGTCCAACGATGCATCGCCCGGAATGGTCCTGAAGGTTCCCGGCCAGGTCAGCGCGCAGCAGGCCAAGACGATCCTTGACACGTGGAGCGCGAATCACGGTGGCCTGCATAACGCGCACCGCCCCGCAATCCTCGCCGGCGGCGCCGAAATCCAGACCATCCCGTTCTCGTTTGAGGACTCGTCGTACATCGAGCAGATGCGCCTCAGCGTCCTAGAGGTCTGCCGGATCTTCCGCATCCCGGCCTGGACGGTCAGCGTCGACCAGTCGAACCTGCCCGGCCAGAACCCCGAGCAGGACTCGCTGCGGTTTCTGATCTACAGCTTGGGCCCGCGGATTAGTCGCATTGAGCAGGCGCTCGCGCACGACGCGGACCTCTTCGGCGGCAGTGATCTGTACCCGGAGATGCTGGCCGACAGCCTGCTCCGCCCGGACACGCAGACCCGCTACGACGCGATCCTCAAGGCCCGCCAGGGCGGTTGGCTGACCGTCAACGAGGCGCGCGCCATTGAGAACTACGCGCCGGTCGAGAACGGCGACACCGTGCAGGTCACGCCCGTCGGCGGCGCCCCGAACTTGCAACCGCAAAACGAGCTGGCCAATGGCTGATCTGCGCGTCACCGCGACCATCGCCGCCGCGGCACAGAAGGGCCTCGAGCTGCACGAGGAAGGCAAGAGCGGCGACGGCCTCGTCCCGGCCACCGTCCGCGACGCGCGCCGAATGGCAACCGGCGAGGCCCTGTCTGAGGCGAAGGTTCGGCGGATGCCGGGCTGGTTTGCGCGGCACGAAACTGACAAGACGCCTGGCTGGGACGAGCCGGGCAATGAGACGCCCGGGTATGTGGCGTGGCTCCTCTGGGGAGGTGACACAGCCCGCTCCTGGGCTGAACGCAAAGTGAACGAACTCGACGCAGAGCAGGACGAGCGAGCGCTCACGCCTGCCGACACCACCGCGCCCGCCGATGAGGCCGAAGAGCGCGGCATGGCCGTCCACGTGAACGTCATGGTCATGAAGGACGACTACGAGGACGAAGCCGAAGAGGACGACGCGGAGGAGCCCGAAGAGGACACCGAAGCCGACGCTACGTCCGAAGCTGATGACGAGGAGGATGCTCCCGTCGAGCGGTCCTACAGTCCCGTCCGCATCCAGTACCGCTCCAGCGGCGCCGGCAAGACGTACCGCGTCATCCAAGGCTACGTCGCCCGCACGAACAGCATGAGCGAGGACCTCGGCGGCTTCCGCGAGATCATCGCGCCCGGCGCATTCCGCACCGCCCTCCGCAACGCCGACGGCTCGCCGAAGGATGTGCGGCTGCTCTACTCGCACAACGTCGAGGCCGTTCTCGCCCGGACGGGCGTGAACATGGAGCTTGAGGAGGACGAGCTCGGCCTCCGCATGTGGGCGCGCGTTGACATGAGCGATCCCGACGTCGCGCGCGTCGCGTCGAAGATGGAGCAGGGCCTCGTCGACGCCGCCTCGTTTGGTTTCACCGTCGCGTCGGATGACTGGCAGGACACGCCTGCCTATCCGATTCGCACCATTCGGCAGATCGACACGCTTTTCGAGGTGACGATCTGCGCGTGGCCGGCCTATCCGGCTACCCGCGTCTCTATCATGGATGACGCAATCCGAAGTGGTCGCCTCCCCACGGGAGGGGCCGCCCGCACCGCACCAGACCTGGTGGGTGTTTCGTCGCGAGATGCACTCTCGGGCACGGGCACACTCAGCGCCGCCGCATGGCAGGCGCGTCTGTCCCTCCGAAAAACCCAGAGCAAGAGGTTCCTACCATGAGCGACAAGCTCACCGAGGCTCGCGAGGCGCTGAACGGCGCCCTCGACGAGTTCGAGTCGGCCGTCGAGGCCGTCTCCAATCCGTCCGCCGACGCGGACGTCACCGCGCTCGAGGAGCGCTGCACGAAGGCCGAGGCCGAGGTCGAGCGCCGCACGAAGATCGTGTCGGACCTCGAGCGCATCGCCGAGGCCCGCAAGGCGTCGCCGGTCCTGCCGGTCGCCGAGGAGCGCTCGCGCATCGAGGTCGTCCGCGAGGAGGCCACGTACCGGCCCGACGCCGGCACGTCCTTCTTCCGCGACCTGGCCCTCATGTCGCGCGACCCCGAGGCCGCCGAGCGCCTCCGCCGCCACAACGCCGAGACGCGCGACGTCTCCTCGGCGTCGAACGGCTTCATCCCGCCCGTCTACCTCGGCAGCCTCGCCGCTGAGGTGAACCGGCCCGGCCGCCCGCTGGCCGACGCGCTGCCGAAGGCCGCGCTGCCGCAGACCGGCACGTCGTTCACCGTCCCGCGCCTCGCGACCGGCACTACCGTCGCCGCGCAGACCGACGGCGGCACCGTGTCCGAGACGGACGCGACGACCGACACGGTCACCACGTACGTCCGCACCATCGCGGGCCAGCAGGACATCTCGCAGCAGCTCCTCGACCGCTCCGACCCGGCGTTCGACGCGGTCATCTTCCGCGACCTCGTCAAGGCGTACGACGCGGAGCTCGACCGCCAGCTGCTCGCCGGCCAGTCGGCCAGCAACGAGCACGTCGGCATCGCGAACGTGTCCAGCATCAACACGGTCACGTACACCTCGTCGACCCCGACGGGCGCCGAGCTGCTGCCGAAGATCTACGACGCGATCCAGAAGGTCGCCTCGAGCCGGTACGCGTACCCGGACATGATCGTCATGCACCCGCGCCGCGCCGCCGCGCTCGCCGCGTCGCTCGGCTCGCAGTTCCCGATCTTCCAGCAGGGCGGCCTCTACCAGGCGGCCGGCCAGCAGGACAAGGGCTTCGTCGGCACCGTCGCCGGCCTGCCCGTGATCGTCGACGCGAACGTCACGACGACCGCCGGCACCGGCACGAACCAGGACAGCATCTTCGTCATCTACTCCGAGGACCTCGTCCTCATGGAGGGCGAGATGCGGTTCCGCAGCCTCGAGGCGCCGCTGTCCGAGACGCTCGAGGTGCGCCTCCAGGCGTTCGGCTACTCGGCGTTCCTGTCGGGTCGCTACCCGAAGGGCATCGCGGCCATCAACGGCACCGGCCTCGCGACCCCGGCGTTCTAGTCCACGCGACTAACCCGGACGCTCCCCACCCGCGCACACTCGGCGGGTGGGGAGCACCCCACCTGGAGCACCTGACCCGATGACCAACGAACAGCGAGCCACACAGATCCGCGCGCTCCTCGACGAGCGTCGCGGTCACGTGCTCTACAACCGGCCCGACCGGGTCAAGGACGTCGACGATCAGCTGCGCCTGCTCGGCCACGAAGCCGCGCCGCGCGCCAGGCGCTCCGAGAAGCGGCCCCGCGACGCGCAGCCGGTGATGGAGACGCGCTAGGTGGCAGCCATCGATCTCTGCACGCTGTCGGACGTTCGCGCCGAACTCGAGCTGCCCGCCGCGGACACCACGCGCGACACGCTCATCAGCGCCGTCATCACCAGTTGCTCCCGCGCCATCCACACGTACTGTCAGCGCGAGTTCAAGACGGAGACGAACGGGTCGACGACGCGTCGCTTCAAGGTCCCGAACCTCGCGTACACCGTCGACCTTGCACCGTACGACCTGCGCAGCGTCACGACCGTCACGATTCATCCCGAGTCGACGAATCCGCAGACGCTTACCGTCTGGACGGAGTACCAGCTCGCGCCGATCACCCTGGTCGACACGTACCAGCTGGTGAAGATCAGCCCGTGGGTCGCGCAGATGCACGTCGGCGACACGCCGCGCCGCTTCGGCTACACCATCGTCGACGTCACCTCGACGACGTGGGGCTTTGCCAGCGTGCCGGACGACGTCAAGCGCGCCGCGATCATCACCGTCTGCGCCAACATTGACCGCCGCCTGGACGCGTACGACACCGGCGGCATCGACCTCGTCAACTCGGACATCGGTCTTCAGCCCGCTCGGCAGCCGACGTTCAGTATCCCGACCGCCGCGATGGCGCTGCTCGGCCCGTACCGCCGGACCGTAGGAGCGTTCTAACTCGTGGCGACGTCGACGATCCCCGCATTCAAGAACGCGCTCTACACGCGACTCGCAGCCCGCACCGGACTCAACGGCGTCCAGGTCGTCTACGGCTGGCCGGCAGGCGCGCTACAGCGCGAGCACATCATCCTCGGCGGCGTCGACGGCACGCAGGAGTTCCGCGCGATTGGCGCGCAGCACCGCTTCGAGGAATACACGCTGACGGTCTACATCAACGTCCTCCGCGAAGGCGTCCAGCAGCAGACCTGCGACGAGCGCTGCCTCACGCTGCTCGCCGAACTCGAGGACGAGCTGCGGGACGACCCGACCGTCAATAACACCGTCCTTACCGCCGAGCTCGGCAGCTTCACGCTCGAGCCATTGGCGAATGACCAGTCCCGCGAAGCGCGCCTTCGGGTCGGCGTCCGCGTGCGGGCACGGATATAGGGAGAACCCTGTGGCACTCGTGATTTACAAGGGCGACCACGCGGGCGTCGTCGTGCCCGTCACGGCGACGATGAGCGTGGAAGCCACGTGGGGCGAGCCGGTCGACGTGCCGGACACCATCGCCGAGCGGCTGCTTGGGAGCGCGGCGTGGATGAAGGCCGACGCAAAGGCCACGAAGAAGGCCGTCGCGGCCGACGCGACGGAAGACAACACCGACAAGGGAAAGGGGTAGGTCATGGCAATCGGCTCTGGCCTCGGGTCCCAGCTCGGCTTTGCGCCGGAGACGACGTACGGCACGGCTGTGACCCCCACGACCTGGCTGGAGGCCCGCAGCACCGGCCTCGAGATCCAGGTCGAGCACATGATGAGCGAGGCGCTCCGCGCGGGCCTGAAGGTCCAGCGCAGCGACCGGCAGGTCGTCAACAAGAAGGGCGTCAACGGCGACATCGAGCTCGACATCACGAGCAACAACCTCGCGCGCTGGTTCCGACACGCGATGAACGATGATCGCGCCTTCTCGACCACGAAGACGGGGTCGACGGCGTACACGTACACCTACGAGATCGGCGACCCGGCATCGTGCCCGTCGCTGACGATGCAGGTCGGCGCCTCCGACATCGCTGGCAACGTCAAGCGCATGGACGCCACCGGCTGTTTCATCTCGTCGTTCAGCCTGTCCAACTCCGTCGACGAGCTGCTCCAGGGCACGTTCACCGTTGACGGTCGCGACATGGTTCCCAGCGCGAGCGCCGTGACCAGCGCGTCGTACGCGACCGGCACCGAGGTCCTCAGCTTCGCCGGCGGCAGCGTCAGCCTCGCGGGCAGCGTCGTCCCGGTCAAGAGCTTCGAGGTGACCGTCAATCACGGCATCGACCTCGAGCGCTACCAGATCAACAGCACGACCCTCAAGTCGCGCCCGATCCGTAACGCGCTCACCGAGATCACCGGCACCGTCGAGCTCGAGTTCGGCGCCGACGCGAAAACGTGGGCGACCGACGATCTCGTCACGAAGTACCGGGCCGGCACCACCATCGGCGTCGTGTCGACGTGGACGGGCAGCACGGCCATCACGGGTACGACGATGCCGTCGTGCGCGGTGAACCTGCCGGCGTGCCTCATCACCGCGGCGACGCCGACCATCGAGGGCCCCGAGATCATCAACCTCTCGGTCGAGTTCATGGCTCTCGACAACGGCACCGACGCGCCGATCACGCTGACGTACGTCTCCAGCGAGAACCTGACGTAGCGGATGGCTCGGAACCTCCGCGTCACGGGCAGCACGGTACGCGTCGATGGTCTGGCGCAACTCATTCGAGACTTCGACGCCGTCTCGAAAGAGTTGAGCCGCGACCTTCGACGCGAGCTGCTGGACGTGGCGCGGATGGTGTCCGACCACGCACGCACGAACGTCGTCTTCAAGGAAAGTCTCGGCGCCGGTCAGGGCGGCCAGGACCGCCGGCCGAACACGGGCCGCCTGCAGCGCGGCATTCGGCCGAAGATGCGCGGCGCCACCGCCATCGTCGAGAGCCGCACAAAGAGCCGCGGCGGCTACCCGTACCCCGGCATTTACGAGTTCGGCGTCAGCGGACGCGCTCGAGCCCGCCGAGCCTTCCTCGAGCCCGCGCTCGACCAGAAGAGCGACGACGTCGTCCGCAGCATCGAGGACATGTTCGACCGCCTCACCAGTGAACACGGCTTAGGAAGAGGAGGACTTCTCTAGTGGCCGACCTTGTCATCAAGATCCCCGGACAGATCCCGCGCAAGTACCCCTTGCCGGACTCGTGGACGTATCGCGAGCTTCAGACCATCAAGCGCATCAGCGGCCTCAACCCTGGCCGCGTCCTTGACGCGCTCGAGGAGGGCGACCCGGACGTCGTTATCGCGCTCGCCGTTGTGACCGCCCAGCGCGCCGGTCATAACATCACCGAGCACGACCTCATGGACCTCGACTCGGACGCCGTCGTATTCGACTCGACCGAGGACGAGCCCACCCCTATCGGGGCCGACGAGGCAAACGACGCAGCGACGGAGACGACCCCCGCGCCTGGTGGCACCCCGGACTCCTCCGAATCTACGGCCTCCGACCCTGGGAACTCGTCGACCTGACACCGCACGAGCTCGAGCAGATCGCCGACGACATGAAACAGATGCAGAAGTAGGAACACCAGATGGCTACTCGAAAAATCGAAGTCGCAATCACCGGCGACAGTCGCACGCTCGAGCGCGCCTTCAACCGTTCCGGCCGAGCCGCCGACTCCTTCGGAAAGAAACTCAACGGCGGCGTCACACGCAGCCTCGCAAGCCTCGCTCGTGTCGGTGCGGCAGCGACGGTCGCGCTCGGCGTCGGCGCCGTCTACGGCATGAAGAAAGCCGTCGACGCCGCCAGCGACCTGCAAGAGTCGATTAGCAAGACCAACGTCGTCTTCGGCAAGAACTCTAAAGCCGTGATGGCCTGGTCCAAGACCAGCGTGACGGCGATGGGGCAGTCGCAGCAGCAGGCCCTCGAGGCCGCATCGACGTACGGCAACCTGTTCCAGGCGTTCGGTGTCGGCCTCAAGCCGGCGACGGAGATGAGCACCACGCTCACGCAGCTCGCGTCCGACCTAGCCTCCTTCAATAACACCAGCGTCGACGAAGCCATCGACGCGCTCCGGTCGGGCCTGTCGGGCGAGACGGAACCGCTCAAGCGGTACGGCATCGCGATCAACGACGCGCGCCTCAAGAATGAGGCCCTCAAGCTCGGCCTCATCAGCACCACGAAGGACGCGCTCTCGCCCGCCGCAAGGGCGCAGGCCGCGTACGCGCTGGTGATGAAGGACACGAAACTCGCGCAGGGCGATTTCGCGCGTACCAGCGATGGCCTCGCCAACAGCCAGCGCATCCTGCGCGCGTCCTTCGAGAACGTGAAGGCAAGCCTCGGCACGTCACTCATCCCCGCGATCACGCGCGCCGTCGAGTTCGTCGGCAAGTTCCTGGACCAGTTCAATCGCGCGCCGACGCTGCGCGCGAAACTCAGCGTGATCGTCGACGCGTTCCAGGGCATCGCGTGGGCGGGATGGAAGACCATCGAGAACTGGTGGAACGGCACCCAGAAACCCCTCGACCTTCTGATCCGGCCGAAAATCGAATCGGGCCGCGAGCTGTTCATCCGCATTCTCGACACGTACTCCGACGAAATCTCAAGGGCAGGCGGCGAGCTCGGCACGAGGTTCGCGCAGTCCTTCGCCGGTGGTGCCGCCAAGGAAGGCAGCACCATCCCCGGCAAGCTGGCCAAGGCGTTCTTCCAAGAGCTCAACCCGTTCACGAACTCGGCCATCCGCTTCGCCGCGAGCTTCGTGAAAGAGTTCCTCCTCGAGATCACGCGCGGCATCCGCGCCGGTATCGGCGACGCACTCAGGATGGGCATGGAGGTCGCAACGGGTGGCGTCAGCGGATTCGTCGGACGATTGACAGGCGCGACGCCAGGCGGGAGTGGCACGCCGAAGCCGACCATCAAAGCCGGAGGCCCCGGTCGAGAGCAGGCGCGCGGATTCGTCGCCGCGTTCCAGCTCTACGTCGACCAGAACGGCTACGCCATGTTCCGCGGCATGACCAAAGGCGGCAAACAGGCCGCCAACGCCCTCAAGAAAAGCATCAAGGACGCCGTCACCGACGCTGTCCGCTCGGCACGCGCCAACCTCGCTGGACTGACGAGCGGCTTGTCGTCGATGCTGAACCGGCGCCAGGATGCGCGGATCGCGGGCATGACCAGCGGTGGCGCGCTCACCGGCGGGCAGACGCTCGCGCAGATCCGCAGCGCGCAGGCCCAGACCAACAGAGAGCGCGAGAAGGCGCGCCTGGAGGACGCCGTATCGCAGGCACAGACCGACGAAGAGCGCAAACAGGCCCAGCAAGACCTCAACGACTGGCTCATAGAGGAGGAAGCGCGCAAGCTTGAAGAGAGCATGGAGCAGAGCCGCAAGTCGTACGACGACGACATTGCCAACCTCCAAGACTCCTTCGACCGCGGCCTCATCAGCGCCGGCACATTCAAGACCGAGCTAGAGAAGATCATCGGCGCCGAGACGGGCACCGTCCTCGGTCAGAACTTCGCGACCGCTTGGGACCAACAGCTCGGCGCGATCATGACGCAGCTCGCCGTGCTCGCCAACTACAGCGGCGTTGGTCTCAGCGCTTCGGGTGTGGAGAATCCCGCCGACGCGGGAAATGCTGCGGCCAAGACGGCCAACCAGGAGCGCTTCCGGGCGGCGTATCAGCGGTGGGAAAGCGACATGCAGGATCTCAGGGACCGCCTCGCCGACGCTCGAGCAGACTTGAAGAAGGCGCAGAAGGACGACGACGACAAAGCCGCGGCGGGAGCGCGCAAGCGTATCGACCGCCTCAATGACGCTATCGCCGACAAGACGAAGAAAAAGCCGAAGCGCGCCGACTTCGGCCTCGCCAAAGGCGGCGTCCTCAAGAAGCAGGTGTTCACCGCTGGCGAGGGCGGGCCCGAGGCGGTCATTCCGCTCGATTCGGGACGCGCTCAGAGAATGCTGGCGGCAGCTGTCAATGGTTCCGGCGGCTCTTCACAGCCCGTCGTCGTGAATGTCGTCGTCAACGGTAATGAGTTCAGCGCGCGTGATTTCGCGCGGAAGTTGAAGCCCGAGCTTGACCGCATTGTCGGGTTCGGGACGGTTTAGGAGGAGTTAGGTGGCGACGTACACGATTCTGCCGGCGTTCACGTCGGGCCAGGTGTTGCGGGCGAACGGTGACGGTTCGACGTACGCCGGCATGAATGATCTCAAGAACAATCTTGATTTGGTCAATGCGCAGTCGGCGTACCCATTTCGGAATCTTCTCTACAACGGGGCTATGCAGATCGCGCAGAGAGCGGCCGTAGGGTCGGCGCAGACCGGCAAGACCACGACGGGCTTCTACACGGCGGACCGCTTTGAGCATGTGATCTCGTCGCTCGGTACGTGGACGGACACCACCATCGCCGAAGCCCCCACCGGGTCAGGCTTCCGCAACTCCTACAAGGTCGAATGCACGACGGCCGACGCTGCGCCCGCCGCTGGTGACTATTCGCTCGTCCGCCAGCAGCTCGAAGGTCAGGACTTGCAGCGCATCTCGAAGGGCACGTCATCCGCGCAGCCGCTCGTCCTGACGTTCTGGGTCCGGTCGAACGTGACCGGCACGTACATCGTGGAATTCCAGGATCTTGACAACACGCGCGCCATCTCCAAGTCGTACACGATCAGCGCGAGCGCGACGTGGGAGAAGAAGGAAATCACGTTCGGCGCCGACACCACGGGCACGTTCGACAATGACAACGCGGCGAGCGCTGCGTTGAACTTCTGGCTCGGGTCGGGCACGACGTACACGTCCGGCACGCTCGCGACGTCATGGGGCGCGACGACGAACGCGAACCGCGCGGTCGGTCAGGTGAATCTAGCGTCGAACACGTCGCAGTATTGGCAGATAACGGGCGTGCAGTTGGAGACCGGGCTGGTTTCGACTCCGTTTGAGTTCCTACCGTTCGGCGACGAACTGCGGCGCTGTCAGCGGTACTACGAAAAGTCATACCCGTACGCAACTGCCGTCGGCACGGGAAGTAACGAAACGGGTTCGGCCTATCTCGAGCACGGCAACGCAACGACCAATTATACGAGTTTCATGGTGCGTTATACGGTTCCAAAGCGAGCAACCCTTACGCCGACGCTATATGACTTCGCGGGCGCAAGCGGATACATCAGCACGCTCGGGCCTACAACTAACACCAAGACTGGGGTTATCACATCTAATTCAGAAGTCGGCTTCAGGGTTTATTCCGATGCGACAACGTCCAAGACGGGCATCCTGTACCACTGGACGGCGAGCGCGGAGTTCTAGTTGCCTGCTGCGTCGTTTACGGTTGAGGTCGCGTGGGAGTCGGCCGTCACGCTCGTCTTCAAGCTTGACGTGTCGACGCTTGACTCGGGCGCGCTCCTTGACGGTATTGGCGTTGGTGACTTCTCGGGCGCGTACGACAACGTCACGAATGATGTTGAGGATGTTCGCATAAAGCGTGGGCGGGATGACCGGCTTCGTGGTATGCAGGCTGGCGAAGCCACGTTCGTCCTCTACCGGCCGAATGCGCCGGATTTTTATAATCCGAATGCGCCGAGTGGTGTGTCGCCGCTGGGTGGTTTGTCGCCGGGTTTTGTGCCGATGCGGCCGGTGCGGATTCGCGCCGTCTACAACGCGACGACTTATAGCCTCTTCTACGGCTTCGTCCGGTCCGCCGAGTGGGATAGCGTCAGCAAGCGGTGTACCGTCAATTGCGTTGATCTCTTCTTGTGGATGAGTCGCGTCATTCCCGACTTCACCGCAGCTGAGGCGGCAACCGCCGGCGTCGATACCACCAGCGAAGCCGTCGCATACATTCTTGACCAGGTCGGATTCACGGACCCGACAAAGCGGGATCTGGAGGCGGGTGGCGACAGTATCGCCCTCACGGATTACAACGAGGGCACGACGAACGCGCTCGCCATCGTGGAAGAGCTCCTAGAGGCCGAGCGTGGCGTCTTCTACATCGCGGGTGATGGGTCTGCGACGTATCGGACGCGCCAAGCCCGGTATGAGACGGACTCGAGCGCGACGTTTGCGAATGAAACGTTGCAGTACGGGTCGGGTCTTGACCTTGACCGGATCGTGAATCGGCAGACGGTGACGCGACAGAACGCGTCTCGTGTGGATGTGTATACGGCGACGGCGACGAGTGGGGATAGCGTCAGCACGTACGGCCTGTCGGACGGGTCTACGGTCGCTTCGCCGTACATCAGCACGAATGCGAACGCGGACGCCCTCGCGAATTATCTCGTGGACGCGCTGGACGTGCCACGCCCGCCGATCACGCTGACGATTGACAACCAGGACGCCACCACCATCGTCCGTCAACTCTCGCTAGACCTCGGCGACCGCATCACCGCACCCACGCAGTACCAGAGTTTCATCTTTGGCGTTTCTACGTTTGGTGGGTCCGCCACGTTCGCCGGAACCGCCGACTACCACATCGAACAGATCACCCACGAACTCGACCATGGCGGCGTCTACCACCGCACCACATACGTGTTGAGCGAGCGCGGGTCCGAGTTCTTCAGATTCGGTGTCCTACCCGCCGGCACAGACACGTCGCCAAGCAAGTTTGGTAGCGAGTCCGCGGTATTCGCCTTTTAGAATAGTGGAGCCTATTTATGCCTAAGACGTATACCTCAGTCCCCAGCGTCAACACCGGCGATGTCTATACCGCCGCGACGTACAACACGTACACGGCGACGAACATCAGCAATCTCATTGTGCCGCCGTCTTGTCAGGTGCGCCTAACGTCGTCGATTTCGCCCTATACCAATGACGCGAAGATATCCTGGGCGACGACGGCCGCATGGGATACGGACTCGATGTTCTCGTCGGGCTCTCCCACGCGCGTCACGATCAATACAGACGGCCTGTATCACGTTTCACTCACCGGATCGTATGGCGGCACGGCGACGATTACACGTGTGCTCCCGCAGATCTGGAAGAGTGGAACGTCGATTGCCGGACAGGAGGCAATGGGCGTTAGCACCGGCGGCACATTCGGCTTCTCTATCATTACCAACCTTGTCGCGACAAACTATCTTGAAGCGTCTCTGTATTTCATTGGAGGCTCCGCATATTCGGTCGCGGGGAACGCGTCGGAAGTCAACACGCAGACGCGCATGACGGTTATGTGGATTGGCAGGACGTCGTAACGCGTCATGAGTCCTGCTGACGTTGATCGCCTCTACACGGCCGTGGATCAGCTCCGCGACGAGGTCAAAGGCTACCGCGCCGATTTGAATGGTCGGTTGCGTGCGCTTGAGGTTTCGGAGGCTGAGCGTTCCGCTGCCGACAAGCAGACACACAGCATCCTGCGGATCGTTTTCAGCGTCGCAGGCATGGCGGCCGCGATCAGCGCGGTCGTCGCTTTCATCCTTGACCGCCTCTAGGAGGCCATGAATGGGTTCCACTATCAGCCCTAAGGTTGTCGCTGCCACGCTGGCCGCGGCCGTCGCCACGATCCTCGTGTGGGGAATCAGCCAGGCAGGCGTAGACGTGCCCGAGCCCGTCGCTGGCGCCATCGTCGTCGTCCTCACGTTCCTCGCCGGCTACCTGAAGATCGACCCGGAGCGCGCGTGACGCACCGCACCGCATTCAAGACCGCGTGCCTCAGGTACGCGAAGGCCAACAAGATCCCCGTGCCCGACGGCTTCACGCTGAATGACACGTACGGGACGGCTGCGCGCGAGCTGACGAAGCGCATCCAGAAGCGCGCGAAGCTCTATAAGACGCCGACCGGCAACATGACGCCGAAGACGATCACGACCGTCGGGAAGTACCTGCCGGGCGCGACCGTCGGCGAGCGCGCCGTCTGGGCCATGCGGATCGTTGAGGGCCCGCTCGAGGTGTGGGGCAACAACAAGGGCCCGTACGTGCAGGAGATCCAGAAGCTCGGGTCCGAGTTGTCGCCGGGGGCGTGGCCGTGGTGCGCGGCCGCGACGAGTTGGGCGCTCCGCAGCGCGGGGTGGACGTCCTGGGCCGCATTCGTCAAGCGCGAAGAAGAGGCGTGGGTGCCCGCATGGGCCGACGCCGCCCAGGCTGGCCGATATGGCATGACCGTCAAGTCGTGGCGCACCGCCTCAACAGGCGACATCGTCTGCTTCAAGTGGAACCAGAACCGCTACCAGCACATCGGGTTCGTCAACGGGCGTGCCAATCCCGTCAGCGGGAACGCGTCGACGATTGAGGGCAACACCGGCGACGAGTCTGCCGACGATGGTGACGGCCTCTGGACGCGTACGCGGAACCTCCAGCCTCCGCAAATGGTGATTCGCGTCCGCTAACCGCGCTCGCGCCTCATCCGCGCTCACTCGGGAGGAGAGCCAGGATGCCAGCACACCGAAAACCCTGCCCCTACAAGACAACCGAAGCGCTAGCTGCGGCCATCGACGAGGCCGGCGGCATCAATCCGCTCGGTCATCAGACGGGCACGGCGGCGAACACGATCCGCAAATGGTGTTTAGACCTCGGTGTTGACACGAGCAAGCACCGCGGCTCGCCACCCGCCGCGGCCGGAATGCAACTTCTCCGCGCGATGACGGACCCCGAGGTCGAGACGCTCATCCAGACGTACGGCGTCACTCGCCTCGCCGCACTCCTGGAGGTGAGTGTTAGCGCGATCAAACAGCACGTCAACGGGCGCGGCATATCAGCGAGCAGCGAGATCGTCGTCGGCAATCCCCGCGTGGCGCTCTTGTCGAAGCGCGTGAAGGAGCTCGAGCAGCGCGACCAGGCCGTCTACGAGCTCGCCGGCCAGATCCGCCAGGCCGCGCAGATGGTCGCGACGGAGCCGCCGCCGAAACTGCCGAAGATCAGAACGCGGAAGGACCGCTCGCCGGTCGACGTCATTCTCCACGTGTCCGACAAGCAGTACGGGATGCTCGTCGACCCCGACGAGGTGCCCGGCGGCGCGTACTCGCCCGACCTCTACGAGGAGCGCCTCGAGCGGTACATCACCGCCGTCGACGCGCTACTTGAGAACACCGCCAACGCGAACCCGATAGGCACGCTCTGGATCGCGCAGGGCGGCGACTTCGTCGAAGGCGACGACGTCTTCAAAGGAATGCATTGGCATCTCGCCATATCGGCCGGCGAGCAAACCGTCCGCCTCGGCCGCATCTGGGCCGCCGCCCTCAACCGGATCAGCCAGCGGGCCCGGCAGGTCGGCGCGAAGAAGATCGCCGTCGTCAGCGTCGTCGGCAACCACGGCGTCAAAGGCGGCCGCTCGGCGGGCGCCGTCCCGCCATCCCTCAACTACGACTACCTGACATACGAGATGGTCCGCAACCAGCTCGCGCCCGACGCCGTTGACTACTACGACCAGGAGGCGCGCAGCGCGGTCTACTTCCAGACGTGCGGCGGCATCGTCCTCCTCACGCACGGCGAGCAAGACAAGGGCGGCGGCCTCATCGGCGTTCCGGTCGTGACGGGAATGCGGAACAGCTTGACGGCGATGGTGTCGACCGGCGTGCGACCCGTCCTGCACCTGTCGGGGCACTTTCACAGGCCGGCGCAGATCAGCCTCTCGTCGGACCTTATGCGGATCTGGTCGGGCCCGTGGGTCGGGCAGACGAACCTGAGCATCGGGCGTGGGGGAGCGTCTACGCCATCCCAGCACATGCTGGTCATGCATCCCGAGCATGGGATGATCGCCCAGCACGTGATCCGATTGACGAGCGCGCAGGAGTCGCCTGTGCATGTCGTCGACCTTGCGGCATAACCGCAGTATCGTCACTTTTTTTGCGGTGCTGTTATACACTCGTGAAATACCACGCATGACCTACGAGGGAAGGACGCATCCGTGGAAACCACAAGGAACCTGCACGAGCGCCTCGCCGCCGAGTATGGCGACGAGTACGCGACGGCCGTGAGGGCGGCCGCGGCGATCATGGTCGCAACCAACGCGCTCCGCTACGACGCCGACACCGGCGTCGAGCCCGAATCGGTGTTCGGTCATGCCCAGCAGCTCGCCTATCAAGCGATCCTGTTGGCACCCATCGCGCCGCCGCTGACGATGATCCCCGACGACGTCGAGCAGTACGCGTCGAGCATCACGCATGGCCTCGCGCGGCAGCATCCGATGACTTGGGCGTGACAATCTTTGCGGCGCGTCTTGTCTAACTTTTAGACATGAACACGGTGCCCGACGATAATCCCGTCAACGATCTGCAAGACGCGCGCACGCAGCTCGTCGACGCGATCCGCCAGGCGGCAAAGGCCGGCCTGACGCCCGAGCAGATCGCCGATCACCTCAACGCAAGCATCGACGAAGTGCAACGAGTGTCGGGCGACGCATAAGACGCCAGACATACCGCGCGTCTACCATGATGGAATGCCGTCGAGTGACGTGGATCGCGACCTCGAGGACGCACGACGCGCGATGGACGCAGCGCGAGCGAATCTCGTCCGCGCCATGCGTCAGGCGCGGCAGAGTGGTATGACCTATCGGGCGATTGCGAGCATCGTCGGGCTCGCGCACGAGACGGTGCGGCGGCTCATAAACGAGGCGTAGGCGTCTACACGTTCGTGCAGGCTCGTCTTACTTTGAGACATTGACAACGCGCGCGTCACAGGCTTACCGTCACGCCATGAAACGGACACGACCGTTGATGCGCCGCGAGTATGCGCTTAGGTGCGCGGCTTACGCGTTGGCTGTCGAGGCGATCCAGAAGCTCGACGCCGCGGCTCGGCAGATTCCAACACGTCCAGCGACGCGCCGACCCGATCCTCTGACCCGTCCGCATGACGCGGTTCGCGTTGGCGTCCGTCGTCGCTAAGACCGAGTAGGTAATCCGTCGTCACGCCGAAATACTCGGCCAGGCGGATGATGTACGGCACGCTCGGCAGGTTATTCCCGCGCTCCCAGTTGTGGACCTGCTTGTAGGGCACGCGTAGGTCGTACGCCAGGACGCTCTTCGTCGTCGACGTGCGCGCGAGAAGCTCGCGGACGCGCGCGCTGACAATCGCCAAGAGTTCGGCGTCTCGGGGCGGGGAAGCCACGTCACGACTATACGCGGCCAACAGCGAGGAGTGGTCAGTTTCTACACATTGCGCCATTTGTGTTGCGAGCCGACGATCAGCGGCGTACCTTCGCGGTATGGCAAGCGTGGAACACCACACGAACCCTCCAGAGGACTCCGCAATCGAGTCTCGGTTTTCCCGCAGCGTCCCGGCGCACTCCCTCGGCGCCGACTCGGACGCAGCCGGCGAGCACGCATCGACGGATGCAGGCTCGCCGGCACTCCGCCTCGTCGAGTTCGCTCGCGATCTCGCATACCGCACCCACCACACGGGTGTCAATCCGCACGACGCGTTCAACCAAGAAGCCCTCCTGCTGCGCTCCTACGGCCTCGCCCAATGGGCAAGCGGAGAGTGGCAGATCACCCGTCAAGGCTGGCTTCTCCTCACCGACCCCGCCGACCCCGCCGCCGCCTAAAGGAGCACCGCATGGGCAACGTCACCCCGATCCGTCAGGACGACACGTTCGACTGGACCGACGCCATCCACGAGATGCGCGACCACGAGGCCAGCATCCGCCTGTTCAACGAGGTCATGCAGGAGCACGACCGCGACAAGCGCGACCAGCGCGACCGGGGCCGCATCGAAGGAGCCCTCGTCACCAGCGCCTTCGTCCTCGTCGGCTTCGCCGCCGCCAGCCTCATCGCCATCTAAATGGCGAAGCCCCCCAGCGCAATCGGCAAGAAGAAGCGCGAAGCCGCGATGCAGCGCCGCCTTGAGCGGGGCCAGAAGAAACTCGCCGCCAAACAGGCACGAGCCGCCACCAAGGCAACCACCACCACCCGATCCCAGGAGGATCAGAAGAAATGACCAACACCGTCGACATCTCGAGCGCGCTCCAGCAGGCAAGCGGCGGCTCGTTTATCACCGGCCCGGAGAAGGAGGAGCTCTACCAGACGCAGGAGGCCCTCTACATCGTCAACGTCGAGCCGCGCAGCGAGACGCAGTACGGCGACCAGACGATCTACTACGTCAAGAGCGCCAAGTGGGGCCGCGACGACCAGCGCCTCCTGGCGTTCTCGCACAACCAGTACCGCGAGCGGCAGGCGCAGGGTGTCCTCAACCTCATCACGCAGAGCGGCAAGCCCGGCGGGCCCGTCTACCTCGGCAAGTGGAAGACGCAGAGCGGCAAGGACGCGTGGACCATCGACGCCAAGCCGTTCGACGTCGCCCAGCACGCCGCCCAGGCCACCCCGCAGCCCGCGGCGCCGACTCAGGCGCCGAGCGTGGGGATGCCGACCGTCGACGACGACCTGCCCTTCTGACCGGGATGGTCGTCGACCTCACACGGGTCCTTTCGGAGGGTGCGGCGGGCGAGCTCCCGTCGCACATCTCCGCGAGCCAGATCAGCCTCTTCGCGCGCTGCCCCGAGGCGTACCGCCAGGAGCGCATCCTCGGCACCAGCCGCGAGCCCGTCTCCGCGCTGACCGTCGGCTCGGGCGTCCACAAGGGCATCGAGACGTACTTCCGCAGCCTGACCGAGCGGATGACGCAGAGCGAGCGCGAGCAGCGCGCGATCCTCGCCGCCGGCGATCACGTCGACGACACCGACCCGACCGCCCAGGACGAGGCCGAGGCCGCGATGGACCTCGTCCAACTCTACGTCCGAGAGGCGCCGAAGATCCAACCCGTCGCCCTCGAGGAGCGCTTCGAGGTCGACGTGCCCGGCTCGACCGTGACGCTCGTCGGCTTCATCGACTGCCTGACGAGCGACCGCATCATCGACTTCAAGACGAGCAACAAGGCCGTCGCGAGCCCGTCGGGCGCGTGGAAGCTGCAAGCCTGGCTCTACCAGGCCGCCCACGGCCTCGACACGGATTTTCACGTGCTGGTGAAGACTCGCGAGCCGAAGCTTCTGCACGGCGTCGACCTGCGCGTCCCATACGACAAGACGCAGACCCGCCACGCCCTCGAGTTCGCCGCTCAGACTAGGCGGCGCATTGAGCACCTCTACGAGACGGTCGGGCCCGACCAGCCGTGGCCGGCCGAAGGCGTCCTGCACCCGTGGGCGTGCGGGTCCTGCTCGGCGCGCTTCTCGTGCGCGATGGGTGGCGCGGCGTGAGTGCGCTGCTGACCGTTGAGGAGGCGGCCGCCGAGCTGCGCGTCCACCCGGCGACCGTGCGCCGCATGATTCGCCGCGGTGAGATTCCCGCCGTGAAGGTCGGGCGCCTGTGGCGCGTCGACGCGGACGTTACAAAGCCTGTGCGGGTGGAGCAGCCTACGCGCGTCGTGGAAAAGCACTCGGCGGCGTACTACGCGCAGCTCGCACGGCCTCTTCCATCGGCACCCGCGTCGCAAGCTCCGACTCTTGGTACTCCGTCGCATAGTGCTCGAGCAAGGTGGACGGGCTAGCGTGACCCATCTCGGCCTGGACCCACGGAATCGACCGGCCCTCGTGCAGCGCGAGGCTCGCGAAGGTGCGCCGCAAGGTGTACGGCGTGAGGCGCTTGTCGGGCACGACCGCGCGCCAGACGCGCTGGCCCCAGATATTCCAGTTCAGCGGGCCGCCCTTGTCGCCCGCCACGACGAACGCGTCATCGGCTCCGCGGCCGTACGCGTCAAGGTCGGCGTGGAGGGTGGGGAGGATGCGCACCGTGCGGGGCCGCTTCGACTTTGTCGGGCCGACCTCGCCGCCTTGGATCGTCTGGTCGACGAGGATCACGTCGGGCCGAATGTGCGCCCACGTCAACCCGCAGACCTCGCCCGGTCGCAGGCCGGCGTAGGCGATGAGGCTGACGATGATCTTGTCGCGCGGCGTCGGCATCGCGTAGCGGATCGCCTCGACCTCAAGCGGCGTCAAGGCGATGACGGCGCGCTTGTGGTGCGGCAGCCGCTCGATGCCGTTACACGGATTGAGGTCGATGAGGCCGTCTTTGACGGCGGCGCCGAGCGCGGCACTCAGCACGGTCTTCGCGACGTTCGCCCGATGATTGGACGCGCCCTTCTCGAGGATCAGCGCGCGGTAGCGGCGCAGGAGCCGCGGCGTGATCTGCTCGAGCGGCACGTCGCCGAGGTAGGGCGTGATCCACTTGGCCGTCACGTTGGCGCGGTCCTTGAGCGTGTTCGGCGCCCATGTCGGGCCGTAGTTGCGGAACCACTCGACGAGCCATTCGCCGATCAGCATCCCCTCGGGCGCGGCCACGTCGACGAGGAGCGGATTGGTCGCCTGGATCGGCGCGCGCGCGGCCGGCTCGGTCGTCTTGACGCTCGCGTCGAACGCTACGGCTTCTTTGTGCGTGGCGAAGCTGCGGCTGCGCTGGTGGCCGGTGTGGTCGCGGAAGGCGACGCGCCAGGGGCTCTTCTTCGAGGTGGTCTTGTGGACGCTCACGGCGATACCTCCACGAACCGGATGTTGAATGAAATGTTGAATGGTCGCGCGCAGCGACCCGAATCGGACACTACACGACCTCTCCCCAGCATGGAAGGAGACGAGCGAATGCGCGTAGGATTGATGCGGTCTGACGGGCTCTCCGAGGACTGCTACACTACCCCTCGACGCGGGCGTAGCTCAGTTGGTAGAGCGACAGCTTCCCAACGTCCCGGAGGCCGCTCGCAGCGTGACGTAGGATCACCTCCGGTACCGTCACAATCCCGCACCGTTGAGCGGAAACCGCGCCAGCGTCTGATTTCTGCCGCATCGGCCGTTTCGGGCCGATGTTGCACGAGATGTTGTACGTTTCTGGTCCTCGCGCTCGCCGCGTGCGTCCTCGCCGCAGCTCCCGCCGAAGCGTCGACGAAGCGACTCCCGCCCCTCTGGCAGCAGTTCGCGAAGACGTGTAAAGCGGAGCAGCCGGCGACCCTGCCGGGCTACACCGGCAACAGGTGGAAGGGCGTCGCCTGGGAGCAGACGACGAACTACACCTACAAGGGCGGCTGCGGCTTCACGCAGCTCAACTGGGACCAGCACAAGCGGCCCGGCCAGCCGCGCTACATGAGCGACGCCAGCGCCCTAGAGCAGCTCTGGGCCTGCTACCGGATCTACCGCTTCTATCTCAACCAGTCGGGCTCGCATCGGTACGCCGCGACCGTCTGGGACGCCAACCGGAACATCCTCGGCTGGTACGGCTTCACCGACGCTGAGTGGAAGCGAGCCCACAGGTGATGGGCACCTGGGAGAACGCGATCCTCATCGTCATCCTCCTCGTCGGCGTCCTCGCGATGAGCCAGGGGCCGCGCAAGTGAGGGCCTACTGCTTCCAATGCGGCGACGACACCGTCGTCACCCGCAGCGGCCTCTGCTCGTGGTGCGACGAGAAGATCGCCAACCCCGCCACCCAAGCTAGCCGCTACCCCGTCGGCCGCAAGGCATATATCGGCACCGAAGACTTCTACCGCGCCGTCTACAAGCGGTACCTCGAGGAGCGAAGCCTCCGCGCTGTCTGCGCCGACATCTGGCAAGACGCCGGCTACGCCAGCCTCAAGAGCTGCCATAACAGCTTGTGGGAGGCGTTTCGGGCGCGCGGCTGGCAGACCTACACCCGGTCCTACGCCAGGACGGCGCACGGCCTCGCCCGGCGTGGACGCGTCGACGCGGCCCACAAGCGCGCCATGCGAATCAAGCGCGGCGAGATCCAGGCCCGCACCTGCAAAGGCCACCGCACCCAATACCCGCACAAGGGCGCGCCCTGCAAGCGGTGGGCGACCACGGGGTCGGACTACTGCTGGCAGCACGACCCCAAAAACCACGCGCAGATCGTCGAGCACCTCGACCGCATCCGCCAACACGCCAGGAGCAGCACATGAGCCCGCTCGACCGCGAGCCCGACCTCTGGCCGTTCATCCGCGACGAGCTGAGCCGAGCCATCCTCGACGCCGCGCAGGCCGCCAACAAGTTCTGCCAGGACGCCGCCGGCAACCCCATCGTCTACGCCGAGCTCGAGGAGAAGTTCCGCCGCGGCGAGCGGGAGCACAAGCGCGCCTGGCTCGGCATGACCGACGCCGAGTTCGCCGCCGCGATCCGCGAGGAGCTTCTCGACCTCATCAACTACGCCGCGATGCGGCGCGTCATCCGCCGAGCCGACCAGGAGGCCACCCGATGAAACTCGTAAAGACCGACGCCGTCGACGACAAGGGCGACGTCGTCTACTACCCCATCGAGGAGTGGAAGGAGCGGTTCGGCGAGCCCGGCACGGGCGCCGACACGCACGGCCGCATGTTCGGCGCCTTCCCGACCGAGCCGTGCTTCTGCGAACCCACGCAGGAATCCCAGGAGCAGCTCGTCGCCGAGTACGTCGACCTCGACAACCGCATCACCGAACTCAAGACCCGCGGCGCCAGCCTCGACACGCTCCGACCCCTCATCTGGGAGCGCGACGGCCTCGCCCACATCATCAGCGACAACCAGAAGACCCTCGAGGAGGCCGCATGACCCCGAACAAGAAGCCGACGCTCACGCAGCGCGTCACCCGCCTCGAAGGCACCATCAGCACCCTCGACAAGTTCAGCCTCGACCAGCACGACGCCATCAGCCAGCTCGAGCGGCGCGCCGGCTACACCGAGATCGGCCTCGTCGAACAGCACGAGCAGGCCCGCAAAGCCGAACAGGACGCGCGCTACTCGAGCATCATCAGCACCGCCGCCCTCGCCCTCAGCGTCGTCGCGCTGTGTCTGGAGGCGTTCGCGTGAGCCTCGACGACTGGCCGCACAACGCGACCGCCGACGAGGTCAACGCGTACAACCGCGGGTACAGCGACGGTCGCAGCTTCGGCGTCAAGCGTGGCCGCGAAGCGCAGGCCGGCGTGGACCGCGTCAAGACGTTCGGCGCCATTCGTCGCGCCGTCGTCTTCGCGCGCGGCCTCGACGCGTCCGCCAACGAGCTCGGCGCGACCAGCATGGCCGCCGAAGTACGCCGCGAACGGGCCCGCACGATCCGCAGCATCATCCGCACCGCCATCGGGTCCCAGAAGTCGTGACGCCGCGCAGCCTCATCCTCGCCATCGACGCATCCCCCAAGCGCCTCGGCTGGGCGTGCGTCGACTACGAGACGGCCGAAGTCATCCTCAGCGGCGTCGAGCACACCACCGAGCCTGACGACCTCAAAGACCGTCGGGCCCGCATCAAATACATCGCGCACGAAGCGATGGGTCGTGGCGACGTCTGCGCCGCGTTCGTCGAGGACGCGTACGCCGGCCCCTCGAGCCGGATCACCGTGCAGCACGCCATGAGCGTCGGCAACGTCGAAGCCTTCCTCCTCGAGCGCTGGCCGCTCATCCTCGTCGACCGCATCGCCCCCGCCACCTGGCGCAGCATCCTCGGCATAGACGCGCGCGGCAAGACAGCACCCCTCAAGTACGCCGACAAGCACGCGCACCGACTCATCGAGTCTCAGGACGAGGCCGACGCCATCTGCATCGCCATCGCCGCCAACCGTCTCATCTGGCGAGGCAGCGTCGCATGAGCGCGCGCATCATCAGCTTCGGCGCCGGCGTGCAGTCGTCGACGCTTCTCATGCTCGCCCTCGAGGGGCGCGTCAAGGCCGACTGCGCCGTATTTGCCGACACCGGCTGGGAGCCTGAGAGCGTCTACCGGCACCTCGAGCACATGCGCGGCATCGCAGCTCGCGCAGGCTTCCCGATCTACGTCGTCAATCGCGGTTTCAGCATCCGCAACCTCGGCCGCTCCGACTCACCGACCAGCGGACGACCACCGCTCTATCTGCGCGGCCCAAAGGGCGACGGAATGCTCAGGCGCCAATGCACGCAGACCTTCAAGATCGAACCGCTCCGAAAGTGGATCAGACAGCACCTCAACGACACGGGCCAGACGCACGCCGAGCAGCTCCTCGGCATCAGCACCGACGAGGTGCAGCGCGTCCGCAAGAGCGACGTCAAGTACCTCAGCAACGAGTACCCGCTCATCGACCTCGGCATGAGCCGAGCCGCCTGCATCAACTACCTCGCCCAGGCGGGCATCAACGCGCCCAGGAGCGCCTGTATCGGCTGCCCGTTCCACTCTGACCACGAATGGCGCCGCCTGCGCGACGAAGCGCCTGACGAGTTCGCCGACGCCGTCGCCTGGGAGCGCGAGCTGCAACAGCACGGCCTCAACCTCGAGGCCACGCCCTACCTGCACCGACAACGCGTACCCCTCGACCAAGTCGACCTCAGCACTCCAGAGGACCGAGGCCAGATGACATTCGACGACGAATGCGCCGGGATGTGCGGCGTATGACCAGCCGCAAGACGGCCGCCGTCAAGTACGCGACCTTCGGATGGGGCATCATCCGCCTGCACCACGTCCTTGAGGACGGCTCGTGTAGCTGCCGCAACGTCGAATGCACGTCGATTGGGAAGCATCCGCTCGACCCGAAGGGCGCCAGCCTGCCCGAGCATGATGCGGAGAAGGTCGCGCACCTCTGGGACGAGACGCCCGACGCCAACATCGGCATCGTCGCCGGTACCTCGAACCTCCTCATCCTCGACTTCGACACCACCGAAGCGATGTACCGCTTCAACGAACGCGCCGACCAAGACACCCTCGACCTCATCGCCAGGGCCCCAAGCGTCAAGACCGGCCGCGGCGTCCACATCTACCTTGAAGACCCCACCGGCGGCTACTCCCCGAGCGTCGGAACGAACGGCGAAGCCGGCATCGACATCAGAGCCGGCGTCTCCTACGTCGTCGCCCCACCCTCCAATCATCAGAACGGCACCACCTACACCTGGCGGCGCTACCCCACAAACCCACCCGAACCACCAACACCATGGCTCGACGCGTACATCCGCAATCGCTACGACAAGCCCGTCCGCATCTACGAGGACGCCGACAAGATCAAAAGCGGCTCAAGGAATGACGAGCTCACAAGCCTCGCCGGCACCATGCGCCGCCGCGGCCTCACCGAGCAAGCCATCCGCGCCGCCCTCCTCGAGGAAAACGACACCCGCTGCGACCCGCCCCTACCCCGCGCCGAAGTCGAAGCCATCGCGCACAGCGTCAGCCGGTACGCGCCCCAAGACGTACCCCTCACAAACCCCAGGCGCGACCTCGCAACCGTCGCCAGCGAGATCGAAGAGCGCGGCGACGAGCCCAAATACACGTTCCTCAACGTCGACCAGATCAACGCACTCCCCGACATCGAATACCTCGTCGACGGCCTTCTACCCCTCAACGGGTACGGCATCGTCTACGGCCGGCGAGGCAGCGGCAAGACCTTCGAGATGCTCCACCTCGCCCTCTGCATCGCCACCGGCACCCCATACCGCGGCCACAAAGTCGAGCAAGGCGGTGTCGCCTACATCATGAGCGAGGGCGCCGCCGGCCTCAAGAAACGCATCAACGCGTGGATGCAATACCACGACTACTCCAGCCTCGACAACTTCTACGCCCTCACCCACAGCGTCCAACTCAACGACCCCGAACTACGCGCCCACCTCGACCTGGCAATCCAGCAGATCCCCGCCACCGTCAAGCTCCTCGTCATCGACACACTCGCCCGCTCAGTCAGCGGCCTCGACGAGAACTCAAGCGCCGACATGACGCGCTTCGTCGGCTACATCGACGAACTACGCCAACGCAGAAACCTCGCCGTCATCCCCGTCCACCACGCAGGATGGAACGAAGGCCACGAACGCGGCAGCACCGTCATCGGCGACGCCGCCGACTGGATCTGCAAAGTCACACGCGACGAAGACCACATCATCGTCAAGACCGAAAAAGTCAAAGACGACGAGCTGCCAAAGCCCATCCGCCTCGAGATGATCCCGGTCGGCCTGAGCGGCAGCATCGTCCTCGAGGAGGTCGACGAGGAGGCCATCGTCGATGACCTCATCGACCAGATCATCCGCACCGTCAAGCGCGTCAAGAGCATCCCCGAGAACGAGCTCGTCAACGACCTCAAGAATCGGGGCGTCAAAGCGTCCAAGACGACCGTCCGCGACCGATGGAAATACCACCGCGGCATGTTCCGCCACGACCACATCGAACGCATCGAAGGCGACAACAAGACGCCCGTCACCTGGCGCATCGCAGACCCCGAACTCGCCAACCCGGCGACCTCCGAAACGCCGGTTTCCGACGATCTGGAGGCCGCATGATCTGCCTGCGGAAAATAATCCGCAGCCTGCCGCAGGCAGACGAAATAGGGCTTCTGCCTGCGGAAATGATTCCGCAGGCAGATTTCGCACAACAAAGCGGCAAACCACGGCAAAACCGCCTGCCTGCGGAGCCTGCCACGGGTCTATACCCGTGGAAGGCCGCAGGCTGCGGATGCCCCGCCTACGACCAGCCTGCGGAACACCATCGAGACGGTGGCGCGCACGACCCTCGGCGCAACACTCCACCCGTGACCGAACCCGTCGACGATCCCCGCGACCACATCGCCCACGCCCTCCAGGCCAACACGCCCACCCGCGACACCAGCGTCCTCGTCGGCTGGGTCAGCGTCGCCGAGTACCTCACGCCCGACGGGCAACGCTACCTCGCCACCGAATACGGCAACGCGCCCGGCACGGATCACGACACGACAAGCTGGCAACGCCGAGGCTACCTCCACGAAGCCCTACACAACGGCCTCATCGACGACCCCATCATCGAACTCGTCGACCCCGACGACGACCTCGAGGCCGAAGCGTGAGCAGCTTCCACGAAGACATCCGCCTCGTCGCCCTCAGCAAGCACCACGCCGACCTGCTCCGCAGCAACACGCCCGAAGACATCATCGAGGGCCTCCGCTACGTCCTGCTCGCCTACGAGGAGTCGCCACCCCTGCGTGGAGACACCGCGACCCTCTTCGTCCGCGACCTGCGCTGGTGGCGCGACCAGACCCGCGACCTCCACGAAGCCGCCTAACCATCAGCGGACGACACTACCAATAGTCAACTACCAAAGCGCGCCACGCCGTCCTGCATGATGCAACGCGTGGAAACGCCAGAGAACATGCGAAAACTCTGGCAACAGACACGCACCGACAAGCTCAGGCTACTACTACACCTCACGCCAGAAGCGGCCGGACCCGACGCTATCTTCGTCCTCGCCGTGTATGACAAAGACTCCACCACCAGTCTCTTCGAGGTCCGCACAAAGAACCTCGAAAGCGCCGCACGCGTGATCCTCGAGAACTACCACAAGATCCGCCGCGCCGCGTGAAATCTGGTACTACCACCCCGTACCATGCGCGCGTGGCAGAGGGTCCGCTCTCCGAGGATCTGCCGCTCCTCCTGGCCTCGGAGAATCGTGGCGACGCGCGCTCGGGTCGAGCAACACGGCAGCTCCCCGAGCGCGCGACCCCAGGCCCGAAAAACGCGCACAAGGCCCCACAAAAAAAGCGGCCCCCGTTTATTTGGGCGCAGGCACTCGGGTAGCGCCATGCCAGCCGCCACCATCTGCCTCGACTGCAACGCCCTCTACACCAGCGATCCAACAACGCGAACGTACAGCCGATGCCCAGGCTGCCGGCCCACCTACCTCAAGCGGCAAGCCGAGCGGCCTGGCAGGCACGCACGCAGGGAGACTCCAGAGCGCGCAGCCGCGCAGTCCTTCTACGACTCGCACGCTTGGAAGAAGGCTCGAGCGGTCGTCCGCCAGCGTGACGGCGGCTGTACCCGGTGCGGCAACACCTCCGACTTGACTGTTCATCACATCCTCAGTCGGAAGACGCACCCGCACCTCGAGCTCGACTACGACAACCTGACGACGCTGTGCCGGTCGTGTCACGGTTCGCTCGAGAACTCGAAGCGAGCGCGACGATGAGGGTAGGGGGGCGGTCGCACGCGCTAGGGGTACCACCA